CGTTATCACTTGCGGCTTTCGGATAGTCGGTAACGACTCTTGCATCCGCCATATTTTATTCAGTCGTTCAAGCATCTCAATTATAAATAGCGAATTTACACTTTTGTGTCTGAGCAAAAAAAAGCCCCCGTTAGGAGGCTTCTAGCTTTATTGCCTAATGTTTGGCTTTATGTAAACAAAAGTCTCAAACTTTAAAAACTCAACTTCGCTAAAATCAAACGGGGCGGGAAACTTACCGTGAGAAACCCACACCCACACCGTTTTTGATGTGGGGTCTATCCTATCTACTACGTACGATTTCCTTTTCATTTTAAAAGCCCCGTTGCTGAGGCTATTAATACATGGTTCAACGCTTCTTCTCCTGTTATCCCTTTGTTGTTTAAAAGATTGAAGTAAGCTAATTCTACCTTTGAAAGTTTTGCGATTTGGTTTTGTAAAGATGTCATGGCGTTTTGTTTTTGTTGTTTGTTTCTGAGTGTAAATATACAACTCTTTTGAATACTCACAACATTTAGATAAAAATAATTTAGTTGGCACTTGGCACAAGTGGCATTAGTGGCATTTCTCAAATCTCTTTGTGCCATTAGTGCCATAAATGCCATCTACCGAATAGTGTGATTAACCGCACTATTGAACGCAATTCTATCTCAATTCGCGATTCGCGATTCCCAAAGTGCGTTATTCCGCACATTACCGAATAGTGTACTTCCCAGCATTCGCCTTCAGCTTCTCCATTGCCACGTACCTCAAAGCATCTAATGCGTGGTTGTTATCGTCCTCCGCTTGGTTGGTTACTTGGTTGGTTTTGTAATCTCGTTTCCAAGCGTAGTTACGGAGTTCTCTAATTACGTTAACCGAGTCTTGGTGTACCATTATCTGAACGCTCTTTAGCTTGTCAATGCCCGACCGAATAGAATCTGCGCCTTTAGTTACTGGTCTTATCCTGAAGCCTGACCGTCTTATCTCTTCAATGCTCTTTGGCTCTGCTGAGTCCGCTATAATCTCATCGCTTCGCTGAAGTCCGCACCTCCTCGCAATGTCTGCATTCGTTAGCCCCGTTTCGTAAAGTAGTTCTTTAACCCAAAGTTTACCCTCTTGATATACAACCTCCACGAGTGCAGTCGGGTCGTTAGTGAACCCAAAATCGAGTCCAAATGCCTTCCACTTGTAGCCCGTTGGCATCTCCTTACATTCTGTCCAGTTCTCGTAGATGGCGCCTTCTCTTCTTGACCTTTCTCCGAGTCCGTAGACTTTCCACTTGTATTCGTCTGCCGTTCCTCTTGCTTGGTTCTCAGGCGTTGGCTCATAGCTATTTATCTTGTCTCGGATGTGCTGGTCTAAGAACGTATTGTCTAGCATCGTGGAATGAATCAAAACCACATCGTCACGCTTCAGTACATTATCGTAAATCCAATGCTCATCGGTGCTTGGATTGTAGTCTAGAATCCATTTGCCCTTGCATCTCTGCTCTAACTGGTCAAAGTCGTCCTTGCTTGTCTCAATTGCCTCGTTAAGCCAAAAGAAATCCGTCTCAATACCGTGTAGCTTCTGTGAGTCGTCAAGCCCGTAGAACTCAAAGGAAGAGCCGTAGTGCTGGTAGGTTAGTTCGCTCTTGTTAAACGAGTCCTCGTTCCAGCTTTCAACACTTGCAAAGACCTTCTTAAACGTGTCAAGGACCGTCGGCTTAATCCACGTTCTTCTCCACCTTGCAATCGCGAATCTCTGCGGTGTTTGCGTACCAAGTAGGAGGAGTGCTTGGCAGATAGACCACGTTTTACTGGAGCGGCTTCCACCTTCCAACACAATTCCCCGAATGGATTTATCATTAATGGCTTGCCATAAGTCGTCAAAAACTCCAGTTCCCTCAATTTTCATTCGGTCTACGGATTACTACTTCAATCTTCTCAGGCTTACCACCGTTCACCGTTTGCTCCACCTCCTCTTTTGGCTTACCGTACACTCGGTCGAATAGAACGTCAAGTATATGAATCGAACCTTTCTTAAAGTCTCGTTGTGCCTTGTTCGCAATTAGAGCAATCCAAAACGGTAACTCATCATTCTTTGCCAGTTCGACCAATTCGCTCCGGGTCTTACCGAGTATGTTCTTTATGATGTCCTGAGTTTGCCCTTTGCTTAGTTTAAGGTTGTGTTCCTCTAAGAAGTGTTCCCTTAGTACCGTCTCTATCTTCTTGGGTCTGCCGTTAGGGTTGCCTGATTGCCCTTTCTTGAATGGTATTAAATCCTCTTTGCTCATTCTGTTAATCTTCTGTTATCGCTTAATAATATCAACTATTCTTACTTTTAACACGCAACCTCTTTCAAATGTATTTAAAACAGACGTTACTTTAATTTCTTTATCATTTATCGCTTTGTAATAGAACCCATAGTTTAAACCGATACCAGTCTTATATTTGACTAAATCTCCGACTTTTAATTTTTTATCTTGTTTTATTACTTTAAGTCCTTCAATATACATTTTACTTGACGAAGTTAAACGAGTAAGTCACTCTATTACTGCTGGATTGTTTTTCTAAACATTTGTTTTTTGAATAGTATTTTTTCATATTTTTTTCTAACGTATTTTTTACTCTTCCAAATCTGACTAAAGACCACTTCTTCGACCTCCTCAAAGAGCCTACTAAAGCGGGTGTTGTGGTTGTTACGTTTACCTTCCATCCTTTATCTGCATAATATTGAGACGTATAAGTTTCAAAGGCCGTTCCAATTCCTATGCCTTGATAATCAGGTAGAACCACTAATCTATGTCCTCTTTTCCATCCTTTACGCATTGGAAATTGAATAAACCCTTGATGGCAAACCAACTTGCCGTTTACCAGCCCGACCCATTGTTCTGCCGCTGGGTGTAGTGATGTGTTTAAATAGTGATATTTCCCGAATATTTCCCAAACTTGTCTTTTATGTTCGTTGCCAACTCTGAATACTTCAACTTTAATGGCTGGTCGCTTGTATTTTTTTGGGCAAAAAAAAACCGTTGTTCATCCGTGTTATAAATCCAGTCAGGTTCAAGCCATTCGATTATGTCGGAGTGGCAACCAACCGCGATAAACTTCTTACCCATTTTGCGAACCGCTTTAGATATTGCGAAACTCCCCGTTTTAGCAACTTCCCTATTGACAACGCTGGTAAATTCATCAAATACTATGGTTTCTTTTTCTTGTAAAATGCAGTTAGCTAAGTCGCACCGCATTTTTTCTCCGTTAGACAACACCTCGTAAGGTTTCAACCAACTTGGCGGAGAAGCAAAACCAACTGATGTAAACGCTTTTGTTATCTCTTTTATGCTTTTTCCTTTTGGCATATCGTCAATAACCGCTTCGGCTTTGTAGTCGTATTCGACAAAGTGACTTCCAAAAACCTCGTTCGCAATGGTGCTTTTCCCAGTTCCTGAACCGCCAACAATTACGCCAACGTTCCACTCTTTACCCTCAATATCTATTGAGCCTTTAAAGTGTTCTTTGACTTTGTTAATATCCAAGTCAAATGCGTTCAATACATTTGAAACTCTGAATGTTTCCTTTGGCTTACTCTCTTTTATAATGTCAAAACTCGGCATATATAACCCTCTGTAGTTAGTTTCTCATAAGCGGCTTCTTGCTCTTCTTCGTTACCGCATTGAATAATTACTTCAAATGTTTCTTTTAAGTCTCCCGATAAATCTTTTTGCTCTGATGGTTCTACCTCCTCTTCGGGTTGCCACGTATCAAGTCCCCACTCGTTTAACTCTTCAGCATCCCAAGTATTAGCCAACTCGTCCCAGTCCCAGTCTCCGAAGCCTACGTTATCCTTAATTATAAACTCCCGTTGTTTCTCTTCTGACCAGTCTACAACCTTAACGGGCACTTCAGTCCATCCAGCTTCTTGCATTGCTTTTAAACGCATATTGCCACCAAGCGCAACCATCTCTTTGTTAACCACAATGGGTCGGGCGTTAGCCATCTCCGGGAAGTCCTTTAGGCTTTGAACCAACTTCTTAAACTTCTCCTCCTTAATGTATCTCGGATTGTCCGAGTTTGGTATTACTTTACTTATCGCTATAAACTCCATTCTTATAATTTGAAAGTGCTTCTTGTGATGTCTTGCCCGATGCTTTTTTACAAGGTTCTCCACTCCAGTACAAATCTGCTACGTCTCTACTGAAGCAATAGAAGTCCATCGTGTAAGTGTTTTGGGTAATGTAAAGCCCGTAGTTCTCGTGGTTCTCGTTCTGTTTCATTTCTTCTTTCGTCTCTTTGGTTTGTTCGCTTCGTAATAGTTCAGAAGTGCCACGCTCATAATCTGAGGACTCCTTCCGCAAGAGAAGCAAACCTTAGCTTTCGGGTCGATGTACGACCAAGCCTCTTGGTAGAGTTTCTGCTCTTCTCGTGTTATCCTTCCAGCAAATTGTGAAGCCTTCATTTTACTGAGTGCCTCGTGCCGTTCTTTTATAAATAGCAAAACGTCTTTTTTGTGCATTATCTTCTTTCTTTAACGTAACGGAATGCCGGGTAAGCAATCACGATTAAAAATATCAATGTTATCAGCATCTCTTTATTTTTTCCAGCCGTTCAATTAACCGCACTATTGAGTCAATCTTCTTGGCTACCTTCTCAGCTTTTAGTTTATGTCCGTTTAGTTTTACAATCTTACTGCTCATATCTCAAGGCGATACATTAGCCGCTCAACCAATACCGCCAGTAGTCCAGTCTGCAAAGCCGTCAACGGGTCGACTGCTCCGAAGATAACGCCAAACCAAAACGACAAACAGAGCCGACAGTCAAGCGGTTTAATACTCGTAAGGTCGTGAATATTAACCCACTTCTTTATCAGTATGTCCAGTCCGATAACGTCTATCCAAATGAAGCCCAACATTGCCCCTGACAAGGCGTTCAAGATGTATTCCATAGTAGTTTTGTTTAAGTGTTGTTAGTGCGCGTTTAACTGAGTTGCCTATTGACTTAAAAGGTATATCAACTTTTGCCGCAACCTTTCGGTAAGAACCTTCTTCGAGCCACATCTCCAGTATCTTCTTATCGTACCAATGTAACTCGTTCATTAAGGTTTCCAAGAGTTGTAAGTCGGCTTCTTTTTCTTCGTCATAATCCTCTCGGTCGTAGTCTGCCCTTTCGTAGTTGTGCAGATTGTACAATTTGGAGAAGCTGGAGCGCGGAGAGGTCGCCATATTAAGCATCGTACGAACCACATAAAAGCGAAGATAGCCGCCCTCGTTTATTTGTTGCCACTTCTCTTCGGGTAATTCCATCAACACAAGCGCAACTTCTTGGATAAGGTCGTCCGGGACTGAGCAAATTTTATTAGCTAGTTCCCAAAGTTCTTCGTCTCCGATTAAATCAATTACAGCTTTGTCTCTCACGCGACCAAGATAGTATTTTTTATTTAGTCGTCACGCTCACCCATAAAGTCGTATTCCTTTATTTGGATTATCTCAGCATTTTTAAACATCTGCTCGAAGGCAATCTTCGCAGAGTCCTTGTCTATTGCTTTGATTAGCTTGCTGAATGTAGCCGTGAAGATTTCGTATGTCTTCATTTCCGTAGGTCGTTACCAGTTACTCCAATAATATTAAACATTTCGTGCATTCTAGACTCAATTCTCTTGCCGTATTTCTTAGCCATCATTTCAGCGTTTAAGTTACTCGTGGCAAAAGTTAAGTAGCCCTTGTTAGTGTAAAGCTGGTGGCGTTGGGTAAGCGTATCAATGCCTACGTTTATTTCTGTACCATATCTTTTTATGGAAGAATGCTCTTCTCCTAAGTCATCTATTCCGAACATCTTGCTTTGTAAGGCAGATTCTAACGGGTAAACGTCCGAGTGGTTCGAGTCCAGTTGGTAAAGTCGTTCCATCTCAAAGCCCGTAAAGATGTTAAACTTAAACTTGTTAGTATATCCCATCATCAAGCTAAGTGCTTTCAAGTAAACCGTCTTTCCTACTCCAGTATTTCCCATTAGAATAATGCCTTTGGAAAGGTCGCCTTTAAACTTGTCGGATTGAATGCAATACCTAACGAGTTGGTCAGTAGTTGCCGGGCTAACGTCCTTCCAGTTCGGAACGATAGACTTGCAACATTCAATAAAAGCTAACCTTGCTCCGTTGAATTTCTCTTCACCGTACGGCTTTAGTTTGTAAACTGTTGAGCCGTTGTTTATGTGGTTTAAATAGTCTTGTATCATTACGGATAAATTACGTTGTCAAAGTTCTTAAAGTCATACTCTTGGTTACTCTTCAGGTTATCGGGTTTAAACCAAACGCTCCGAGCCTTCTGTTTCCAGTTCTTAACGGTGTTGCCTCGCCCGTCCTTCCAAACTCTGCCTCTTGGCTTTCTGCTTTCCTCGTAGTATTCAAACATCTTAGTAGCTGAGTCCTTAGTGTAACCGTTTTCGTCAAAGTACAAAATAACTTCTTCTAACGGTGGTGGTGCTTGTTCCTTGTTTATTGGTTTACTTGTTTCTTGTTTATCTATACTATCAATGCTTTCACTTTGCTTTGTCCCGTGCTTTATCAATGCTTTATCAAGTGCTTTGTCAAGTGCTTTGTCAAGTGCTTTGTCAAAATTTGATAGGGCAACTATGTTAGCAGAGTATTGATTCTTTGACCTTTGAACCATTGAAATAAAACCCCATTCCACAAGGTCGTTTAAAGTGTTGACGTAAGTATTGTAAGACTTGATTCCGATAGCTTCCATTGCCATCGTGGTCGGCATTCCAAACTTTTGCTTCCAGCCTAATCGGTTGCAATGTTCAACCGCAAAGAAATATAGAGCCGTGTGGTTTGGTTTTATCTTCTCAGGATTCTCGAAGCACCAGTCGAACCATTTTCGTGATAACTCGTAACTATTCATAAAATAAAACGGCTCAGGTTTTCCGTGATGCGCCACGTACTAACCCAAGCCATTATAATATTTTTAACCAGTCTGCGCATAGACATTACAAATTTACAAAATACTTCCCACAATTGCAACAATAAATAACCACATCGAAGTAAGTACTGGAACTGCATACTTCCAAAATAGGAGCGTGTTCCTTTTGTCCCATCGTTTAACTTGATATCGTTTCATTGTCTTTGTTTTGGTTTAAATTAAATTTTCTCTTTTAATATAGAAAGCATTAGTGTATTTCATTAATTTACAACTCCATTTACTTACATTACTATAATCTATAAAATAAAATTCTGCAGTAGTTTTATCTAAAATATAAACAAACCAATACAAGTCTATTTTATTTAAACCTTTTTTGTGTGCTTCTTCATTCACTAATAAATGGGAGTATTTAGAATGATGATTTGTTTTTACATCAATTTTTTTATTTTTTATTATAAAATCAGGGTTTTTACTTGACTTAAAATCTAATAAATTAGCAGTCTTAAATGGTTGATTTATATTTGTTAAATAATCTATTGTAATCAATTCACCTAAAACTCCCAACGTGTCAACGTGGCTATTTTTTACACCTCTATCAAAGCGTTTGTTAATTTTATTATTTTCTTTGTTCATTACATTTCTTGCAAATCCTATTTGCTCCGATATTAACCAAAATGATTTAGGGTATTTATAAGTTATACTCATTTGTTTTTTTCAGTTTTAGTTTATTACTCGGTTACCGTTACGCTATTCTCCACCAGCTTGTCGATAGCATCCTGACAACCTTCGATTAGGTTAACTATGGACGTGTCCGTGCTTCCGTTTGAATATGTACTGTTAAGGAACTTGTCCACCTCTTTAGCGAACGAGTTACCTTTGTTCTTTAGCTGATGCTTAAATGCGCTCGTTCCTCCGAAGTCATCTAGTGCCTCAACAAAGGACTGGGCGAATACCATACATTTTAACGCTTTAAGATGTTGCTCGTTCATCTTCTTCAATTTGATTGTAATTAAAATTTATCTTGGCAAGCATCGGGTCGTTAACGTCCAGCATCTCGTTTACAATTCTGACTGAGTAAAGTATCGTTGCGTGGTTTCGATTGAAAACTTCAGCTATCATTTTAAGAGTATAGCCGTGCGAGTAAAGTTCTGTATAGACCTTCCAAATAGCAAACTGCCGGGCGCAAACTAAGGAGCGTTCCCGGTTCTTTGACTTGATTATATCGTAACTGTAACCAGTTGCAAGAACGACTCTGCGAAGTATCTCCTGAGTCTCACGGTGAACATCAACGTACTTTACGTCTCCGTTTATCAAATCTATCAAATGCTGGGTTTTGTAGTTGAAGTAACCACCAGCCAAAGTCAGAATCTCGTTTAGTTCTTGTTTTATTTCGGGCGTTACCCGAACCGTTAAGCTAGTTTCCATACGTGTATGTTTTTTCCGAAGTCGCCTTCAATTAGTGTTTCTGTTTTCTTTATCAAGCCTTTGTTTTTAAGGTTGCTGAATGACCTTCTAATGGACGTTATGGGCGTATTATGCCACTTGCTTTCCGATAGTGTTTCCATTATCTTAAAATGCCTTAAACATCGCTCAGGCGTAACGCCAAGCTGGTCGTGGTTCTTGAAGAACTCCAGTACCGTTTGGTCTTGAGTCTTTGCTTTCTTCCGGGACTCGTTTAAAGTCGTTCCTTTTTCTTCGTTCGTGTTGTAAAACATTAGTATTTGTTAATGTAGTTTATAATTACTTCTTGAGTTCTTACGCTTACTCGTTCGCCTTTAAAGTAGGCGTAAACGGTCTGCGTTGATAGCCTTGTCTCTTTAGCTATTCGGTAAGCGGTTATCTTCTTGGCGTTAGCCTCCGCTATTACTTCGTCAATCTTTACTATTTGTATCATTATCTTCAGGTAAAAGGGTTACTACTTCGGTTTCTTTTTCTTTCCACATCTCAACGATTGGCTCGTTCATTGAATAGTCAATGTAGAATGTAGTGTCTTTTATCGTTATGTAAACGACTCCAGCTTCTGTGTTTGGGTTAATTACCATTTTTCTTGTTTTTGGTTTAGTTCGTCAATATGGCACTCAATACAAACCTCTTCGTCTAAAGGGCTTGCTTCTATATAGTTCTGCTCTCCGCAAGTCTTGCACTCGTAACACTCGCAATGGTCACACGCTCTAACCTCTTGGTCGCAACATTCTCGGTAGGTGTATTCGTTTAAATAGTATTCCATTGTTCTTTTTTTAATTCTCGACTAAAGTACAAATACTTTTGAATATTCAAAACGTTAGGGCAAATTTTTTATTCTAACTCCTTAACTTTTGCTCGGTAGTAAGCAAGTTTCTCTTCAAGTTCCCAAGTGGCAAACTTCACGGTCGTTAAACTAAGCTGGTGCATCTCCTCCGCCAGTCCTTCACGCTCCCGGTCAAGGTTTAAACCGAAGTCGTATTGTCTACCTTGTTGCATTACGTTGCACCCGTAGCATTGCGGTCTACAATTATCTTCGTGCCACCGAGTTGCGTATCTTGCGCGGCTCATAAAGTGCCCGTTCTGAATCTTCTTTACTTCGTAAGAACGTCCGCAAGTGTAGCACTCAACAAAGCCGTCAAGATTTGCCGCCCTCAACCGAATAAATCGACTGAAGACGGCATCTAAATTCTTGACAATCTTAGAACGGGAGGTTTTCTTCTTCGCCAACTTTCTCAGCTTGTGGTTTAGGCTTGAAGGTATCAACGGAAGCGTAAAGTTTCCCTTGCTTGCTCTCCTTAATCTGAGTCCGTAACTCAAGACCTTCTTTGCCTTCAGTTAGGTGCTGGTCGTTTTCCTTTAGCCAAGCGATTAGCTTATTCGGATTAATAACAAGACTCGCTTTAACGAAGTCGGGTGCTTTCTCGTTTGGTGTAAAGACGTTCACACCGTCAATAAATACTACTTTGTTTTCCATTATTTTGGGTTTATTAAGTTACTTGTTTATCGTGTACGTTTCCAACTATTCCAAATGCCTCAACCATTTGTGGAGAATCACATATATTAAAGTCGTCATTTATAAAATTCCATCCATCAGATAAGAACTCAACTGAACAAGTATAAAAGGGTTTTGGCTCTAACGGAACTCTGCAATTGACAAAATCCCCCTCATAAATATCATTTTCTTCATTGTCTTGCAGTCCAGTAAATTGCCCTATCGTTTCAGGATTAACCAAGTGAACCGCATTACCCTCTTCTGAGTTTAAAGAAGTGGTAATTTGACACTTTGCGGAAAGGTAGCCGTAAACCCACTTACCGTCTTTGATTCTTTTACCTCTGAATTTTATCGTTCTCATTGTTCCAAAAGATTTAGAAGGTAATCGTTCGCGAACTCCAGCCTCTCGCGGAGTTTCTCTTGCATTTCAAGGTCTTGCTCTACTCTGATTTCGATGAGTTTAAAGCGTTCGTCTTTAATACGCGGGTCAAAGGAAACGAACCGACAAACTAACGCTCCAGTAGCTAACATTTGCCCTTGCATTTGCCACATATACTTAGGGTCGATGTAACCCTCGAACGCAGTCTTGAGGTGGTTCGCGGTGTTGTACGGGCACTTAATCTCAATGAGTTCTCCGTACTCTTTTATAAAGCCGTCAGGAGAAGCCCCTGAGTATTCGTTGATAGGAACGAACGGCATTTCTTCCAGCGTTAGCCCAGTAGTCTCTTGGAAGTAAGCCTTGCAGATTGGTTCGTTTTCAGTCCCCCAATCTAAAGCGGCTCCGAAGATTTCTTTGCGTTCTTCCGTTAATAGTTCTGCCGCCTTCTCGTATATATAGGAAACGGCAGTCGCTCCAAGCACTTCGTCTTTCTTGCGTGAGTTGGTCATTAGTTCCCCGAATCGGGAAGCGGTAAACTTCCCCATTCGTTGCTTGTGCCATTCGTCTGTCCGTTGTTCGGTAAATAGTTCTTCCAACATCTTACTTGCGTTTAAAGTCGTCCGATTCATCTTCTCCAAAAACGCCAACTTCGTAAAGCCCTGAGAGTTTTAAAACCACTCTTGATAAGGCTCGTTTTTCTGCCATAGCAACTGGGTATTTTTGTCTTGTGTTATCGGGTGCTGACTCTCCGAATGTCTCCATCGAAACGGGCAATCCTTTGGTGTTGCTCATCTCTCCAGTAGCTTTTATTACAACGTGCTTTAGGTCGTCCGATAAGCTGACAACTTCGTAGCTAACTCTTATGCACTTATGCGCTTGGATGCGCTCAATGCCTTGTCGGGTTATAATTACAAAGCCCTGAGGACTTTTAAAGAAGTGGTCTTTCGTTAGACCGTTTTCATTTGCGAGACTGGTTAGTCTCTCTTTCTGCGTTTCGTTCATCGTTCTGTTTTTTGATGATTAATTAATAATTGAATTTACGAATTTAAAGTCTGAATGTCAACCGCATTTTGCTGGTCGTCATAAATGCGGATAAAAGTATAAAGCCCCGACTTGATAGGCTCCGCGCCTGAGTACCTTACCAACTGCCAAAAGGCAAAAGGCTCGACTCTGATTATACCACTCTCTGAAGATTGCAAATAGGTTAAGGCTCTGTTCGCGGTTTTCCTTACAAAAGCCGGGATAATGTTGTCCAGTAATAGTCTGTTTTGAAATACTAAGTGGTTCATTGTCTTTGTTTTAGTTGTTTGGTTATTTCTTCTGAAGTGACCAAGACAATTCTTGCTTCTTAACGATAATTTGACCTTTGATTATACCCCATTCAAGTTCTGAAAGTATGTGAAGAAGTTCGTTATTGCTCAATTCGTTTAGACTTAATGATTCGTTTGACATCAACAAATTACCTTTTCTTGCTATTCTGTCAAGTAGTCTTTGTTTTTTGTTTAGCTTACCCATATCGTTCTGTTTTTAAAGTGGGGCGTTCTTATGGTTGCCCCTTTGGTTTTACATTGACAATAAACCTTGTCTGTATTGCTTTGCTTTCTTTTCAGCTTTACTCTTGCTCCAATTTCCGTCTCTTTGGTTTTCCCAAACATTGTTAATGTATTGGTTAACTCTGTAATCTCCGTACTTCTCGTTTTTTTCTACTTTAAAAGTTACCATTTTTCTTTAGTTTTTAGTGGGTTACCCCGTTAATGATGAATCAAATATATAAATAACCTTTTGAATATTCACTATATCAATGCGTTTTTTTTAGAAGTTTTTTTGCCTCCATCATTCCGCTCAATGTATAAACGTCTATTTTATACAACTCTGCTAATTGAAAAACCTTGTGCAGCTGGTCAGAGTAGAACCAAACGACCTCACCACTTCGCAAAGTGTGAGCCTCGTATAACTGACCTCTTTCGTCTACTTTTCCCATTGTACACCGTTCCAGTTGTAAGTGAAAGACTTTGCAAGAACTCCGTTCACAAACTGTTGAACTGTGACGTTTGAAACAACACCAACTTTTTCAAGTCGGTTCATTTCTTCTTGAGTTTCTACAAATGTAGATTTCCATTCTGAAACTCCTTTTGGCGATGTGATAAGAAAAGCATTCATGGCGTGTCTGTTTTTAATGACACCCCAAATATATAAATAACCTTTTGAATAATCACCATACAAAGCAAAGTTTTTTTCAATTATTTTTTAATTCGTGCTTAATTCTGTCGAGAATAGGCGTTTAAAATAGCCTCTTGGTTCAGTTCTATCTCCCGGTTTCGCTCCTCTGCATTGACTGCCGCGTCAAAGATAACGTCTTGCGTGTCCTCAAATTGGCGAACCTTGTAGCCTATATATAAGAGGAGCCCGACAACCAGTAAAAGGAGACAAACGGAAACGGTTAAAAGAAAGATAATCATAAGTCCATTAGTTCATTTATTACGGTCTTGCCACCTATCACAACCGCGCATCCTATCGCTGGTTTCTTGCCACGTTTGGCGTAAGCGAAAGCGTACTTGTCAAAGTCAATTCCACAACCTACCTGAGTGCCAAAGACTTTAAAGTTCTGACCAACGTACCACTCGGTGTAACATTGAGTGTGGAGATGTCCTTGCACCGTTGACTGCATATCTGCCCGACATTTGGTTCGAGCCGTTCCAGCTTCTCCGTGAACGTACTGAACCCCATCGTAAGCAACCCTATCAAGAAACCGCCAAGTCGGAGCGTTCAAGACTTCGTTGAAAGACTTAATCCACGCTTTCGGTATTCCACCAGTAAACGCCTTTCTTGAGATAATACGGTCGTGGTTTCCGATAGTTACGTCAGCAACTGGAAAAGCCTCCACCCATCTAGCTAATCTCTTTATTGCTAACTCAAGTTCTTCGCCTCCGCCTAATCCGTCCGGGTCGGTTTCGTGGAAACTTGAGTAATGCGAATCGATGCAATCTCCAATAAATAACACTTGGTTGCAATTGTGCTTTCTGTAAGTGTCTTTGCAAAAGTCAAGGTAACCATCTAAACAAAACGGTTCGTGGAGGTCTCCTATTACTAATATTCGCCTTTCCTTTCGGGTAAGGTTATTCCAAGCATCCAGCATTTGCCCCTTTATTCGGGGTCGAAAGTCACTCATTGAGGTTGTACCATTTCGGCAAACTCAGGGTCTAAGGTTCTTATCTCCCGGAGCAACTCCGCCCATTTAATCTTTGTCTCAAATCGTTCTAAATCGGTGGACTCAGTACCTAAGTTAGCTTGATTTGAAGCGTTCTTTGCAAGTAGCTTGTCGATTGCTTCTCGTGTAATTGGGTTGGTGTGGTATGTCATCTGTTTATAATGTTGCGACCAACGCCAACTCCGATAAAGTGTTGACCATTAAAGCCGTAGTTTGCGCTAATGTAAGTTCTTTTTATAGTTGCTTGCAAACCAACCCCAAACAAAGGCTTGTAACTTTCGACAAAATCGCTTTGAAGCCCGACTAAACCGTGAACACCTAACGCCCAGCTTAACGGCTGGCTCTTCTCTTGAATAGTTACGCTCAGGTTCTCCGTTCTGTTTTGATAGTTCTGCCAAGTTAACCGAATGTCGTTAACGGTCGTGTCGTATTTAGCAACCTCCGTAAGCCAAGCCTCAACAATGCTAATCGTATCAACTACAAACAACGTGTCTAAGCGATTAACTATTCTGTCTTGATAGATAGTGTCCCTTTGTGTTATTACTTTCTTAGAGACAAACCTAACGGTGTCGGTGCGCCATCTATCAACGTACTCAACGGTGGGAACTGGTCTATCTATTACGGTTGTAACTACTTCAGGCTCTCCGCAACCTTTGGACGCAATAATAACGCCCAACACGAAAGCTAAAAGATAAGGCGTGTAAGCCTTGATTAAATGTATTGCGATGTTCCCTCCCAAATCTCGACTTCTGCTTCTCTTCTTCTTACTAAACCTTTAAGAACTCGACCTCCGCCCTTGTTCCATCTCCTGAACTGCGAGGGTATTTCTGAATAGTCCGGGTTTGAATTAAGCCAAGCCAATAAAGTAGACTTTGAGAAGTTGCCTATTCCTACATTATATGTAAACGAAATTAAAGCCGCTAATTTGTGCGCTGGAAGTTTGACTTCGACCACGTTTTTAACTTGCTTCTCAACGCTCTTAATCGTGTCGAGTAGCATCTTCTCCGCTTCCTTCTTGTCAATCTCTTTGTCGTCCATTGTAACCCGGTCGCCATTGGTATACATTGTATTGCCGTAGCCGATTGTCGGAATGCCCGAAGGACATAGATAGGGCTCTGACGAATAGCCTTCAAATTCCTTTATCACTTCTGCGGCTATTTTTGCCGCGCTTGGTCTTGGTGTTTTCTTCTTTACAGTTTCCATCTTTACAATCGCATTTTCGCGGTGCAATAGCGCACCATTTTACATTTTGCAACGATTCTCTTTAAGTTCTCCTTTCATCTCAACAAGTGCCTTTGTATTCTCGTTGATTACGTCCGCAAACTTCTCAACGTGCCTATCATTAGCATCTTGCCAATCGCCTCGTTCTTCTCGGTGTATATCCGTTAGCTTATTAAGGTAGTAAACCAAAACTGCTAAGAATATTCCCGCTATTCCATACGATGCTAAAGCCTCAAGTATTGCATCCATTATAACACTACGTTTCCTTGTTCGTCAATCTCTGGGATTATCCCCCAATTAGCTAACTCTGCTAACCATTGTTCTTCTTCAGTAAATTCATCGAAAATCCAAACAGTAGTAAACACTTGGTTGGGCTCGACCCAGCCATAAGACTTCACTTCTGTTCTATCATCATCAAAACAAATGTAGTATGTTCGGACTGCTGGGTATTTAATCTCGTTCATTTTCTTTGTTTTTTTACGCTGGACCTCCGTCCGTTATTGATCCAAACTTAGCAACCAAGCTTGTTCTAGCGGACTCTGCCGCACCACCTGAAGTGTATTTACTACCTCCAAAGTTCACATTACCTGAGTAAGTCATCGGTCCCTGCGTATCCCAAGCTATC